CAAGTGTCCCCCATGCACTGTAAGGTAGGAGACGACCATGACCTTTGACTGGGTGAAGTTGCAGCCTGGCCCGCCAACGAAAGAAGGCGCGCCTTGTTCTGTAGCTTCGCTAAACCCGTCCTTGGATCAGTATAATCTCTATACTGATATGGCGTCTACCGCTGCCAGTGAATCGAAAGGCCTTGAGCGCTTCGCGTATCGGATTTTCGGTCCGAACTGGATTGGTTCTTGGGCGTTTGCCCTCGATCCCTTCCGGCCGTTCCGAAGGCCGTTACTGAAGATCTCATCAGTCACTCGTCGTCGTAAGTTCATTGGAGTGACACCGGCGCCGCGATCAATCACGACGCTGATCCACAACATTGTGTACGACGATGAGACTACTACCGATACCTGGAGTGGTCGACCGGTTGTTTTACCAAATCAACCAGTGATTACCGGGTATGTAAACGACACCACTGATAAGACGCGAGCTGACGGAATTCATTTGGGTGAGTTTGAACTTTTCAAACCATCCTTTGATCCGCCCGCGCGCTCTCTTTCGTGGAAAGCCGGATACGTGTTGACTACACTTTCGGATGCCCCTCAGCCTGCTGGCTTGGGACACCACGAGGGTGTAACTTTCAACTTCGGTACGACTGACGGCCCTGGGTTCACGGTTCAGGACTCCGACGCACAGTACATTGCGAGCCTCGAGAGAGCCTCTGCAACAGCAATGCTGCAGAAGTGGGGTCCAGGTTTGCTTAACAATTGCAAGCCTGTTCCACGTAAACTCTCACTAACTTACAATGTATCCGAACTAAGAGAGCTGCCAAGCGCTCTTAGGGAGATGTGCTCCCAGTATATGAAGCTCGCCAAGTTCTGGCGTACCTTCTCTGAGGGCACACTGAAACTGGATAAGGAACTGGCCAACGGGTACATAGCGTACCAGTTTGGCTGGAAACTTCTCCAGCAGGATATCCTGAATCTGCTCCAAACTCCTGAGAAAGTCGCCAAACAGCTTAACATGCTGCTTGACCGACAGGGTAAGGACCAGACATTCCGCTCCAAACAAGTAGGAGTCGGAAGCGTCACTGGCAACTTGTCTTTTGGTTGTGAGATGTTCGGCGGAGAAATGGCCGTTCGAAGGAACGGTCCCTACTCCAACAAATGGGAAATCAGGTCTGTTGTTAACTTTAGACTTGATTTTCCAAGATCGGACATCCCACGTCTGCGGTCAGACCTGACCGTCAGACTTTGGGGCCTTGATGCAAGCCCAGAGGACCTGTATAATATGGTTCCCTGGACTTGGTTAATTGACTGGTTTACCGGTTGCGGAGACTATATAGCCTTGATCAACTATATAGACTCGGACCGGTCGCTAGTCAATTGGGCTTTTCTCACCTACGTCTCAGTAGGAGAGGCTGCCTTGACCACAACAACCAGGACAACCACGACTGAAAGCTATTCCTGTGATCGCGTTGGGTATACTCGGAACATTCAAACCGAGCATACGTTTAGCGCATCCTTCGGATGGAAATTCGTTAAACGAATTTCCGCTAACAGTCTGGGCAAACTGCATGGACCTGATGCTCCTCTTTCGGATCATCAGAAATCGATCCTATCCTCACTTCTAGTGAAGTATGGATAGTTAGCAGCTACACATCCCGTGTGGTTGTAACTTCACTGGAGACCTTTGTCATGTTTGTCGACCCTATCACCGTCGCTGCGGCTGCTCCCACCCCTGCGCTCAACTTCGCGTTGATCCAGTTCGATGGGATGAAGTCGGTGCGATCGGATGCAACGAATGACTACTCGTTGACAACCGAACATACACCGACCAAGTCCGGTAAGCGTCACTACATGCAAATCAAGAAACGTTTGCTTGTGGTGGACCCCGTATCGGGAGGTTCATCGTATCAGGAGGCTTCGGTCTCCGTTACGATTTTCGTCCCGAAATACGGTTTTGACAGTACGGCCATGGCCGCGCTGTACAAAGCGCTCACGGACACAATCGCAGATGCGGACGTAACCGTGACGAAATTCTTGCAGGACCAATCGTGATCGGTTGATCACGGGGTCCTGTTCGAATCAGTCAAACATCTGGGCGGCGAGGACTCGCAAGAGTCCTCCCGTTCTTGGGAGGGCTCAATGCTGTTATCGTTCACCGAGATGTGCACCATGTTGTTTGGTGCGGTTGTCGGGGTCGCAATCCCGGTTGGGAAAGCGTACTTTACAAGCAGACTGGCGCGGAATCCAAATTCCGTTCCAGACTTAGCCGGTAAGGAGGCGCTCGAACAACTCGAGATGGACCTGAAGACGACGACAAACGTGACTCGGAATCCACAACCCCCGATCGGAGGAGTGGATGAAAAGTCCGCTAGGTCTTCTTCGGGCCCTGCTACATGATGTAGCAAGGCTCGAACCTACTGTGCATGGACTCGATAGAGATTACTCGACTATCGAGGCTCGAGTCAAACACGAGGGGTTCAGCTTCGTCGCTGTTACCCTTCCAACCTTAGGAGCTGCCATTGACTACGGCATTTCGTCAGGTCGGTTCACCTGCCCTCTTGGTTTACGAAAAATCAAGAGGGGAGCAATCCCGAGACTTTTCTCAGGTATGCTCTGTGATGTGTTTGATTCCAACACAGGGCTCATGTTACAGTGTCCAAACGTTGACATTGTTAAATGTCTACGGGAGGCCTGTTACATGTTCAAAAAGACGCTTGGCGACTCTAGTCGGGAAGAAATTCTCGATAAGGCCGCAAAGCGTTCTTTTTGGCTTTCCGAGATCGACGCACATGGAACAGGATTTCCTGCCTCCTACACGTCTACTCTCAAGAATGTTGCTCAAATCGTTTGCGCGAGCCTTACCAAAGACCCACGCGGTGATTTGGGCAGACATGGCCCTGGAGCTGTCGCCGAAGGATACACCCCGAACCAGAAGTGGTCGGAGCTGTCCGAAGCCATCATGGCATTGGACAGTTCAGCTTACGGCTTTGAAGGGTTTGCATACTTCAAAGCTGACGGAGAAATGAAAGATGTTCTCTGTCCTGCTGAAGGTATCTTTTCAGCGATAACCTCTGGCGTAGCCAGACTTGTTAGTGTGCCAAAGAATTCAACTTCTAGGCGCACTATCACCGTTGAGCCGATGCTGCATCAGTTTGAGCAACAACGGCTTAACCGCATCTTACGCAATAGTATTGCCAGGTGCGGCGTTCTTTCGCGGTGTCTGGACCTAACCGATCAGGTGCCCAACCAAAAGTTGGCCGAGATCGGTTCCCGTACCGGTGAATGGTCTACCATTGACCTTTCGTCGGCTTCCGACCTACTTAGCCTTAACCTGGTTAAGTTGGTCTTCGCCAGCAAAAAGGAGTTCTTGTATGAACTTCTTCAATGGAGAACCGCGCGGGCCGACAGGGACGGATGTCCTTATCGTCTTCGCAAGTTCGCTGGTATGGGTAATGCAACTACTTTTCCTGTTCAGAGTGTGGTTTTTGCTGTTCTTTGTATAGCAGCAATGGCCACGCAGGACGGACAAGGTTCCCCGTCCTACAGGAGATGTTGCAATTACGCCAGTCAAGTCAGAGTGTTCGGTGATGATATCATCGTTCGCTCTGATTACGCACAGTCGGTAGTGACTTGGCTAACCTCTTTTGGTCTTAAAGTCAACCAGAAGAAGAGCTTCCTTAAGGGAAACTTTAAGGAAAGCTGCGGCATGGACGCCTTTAAAGGTTACGATGTAACCCCGGTGTACCTTCGCCGTTGGCCAAATGTCCTCGTCGGACCGGATGACATCGCATCAGTAGTAGCGACAGCTAACCAGCTTTGGTTACGTTGCCTCTACGAAAGTGCAAATTACTTGGTACAGGAAGTGGAAGCAGCCCTTGGGCGGCGACTACCTCTTGTATCTCGTAACAGTGGTGTCATCGGTCTCCATAGTCGTATTGATGCGATGGAAGCCCATGGCTGGGATCCAAAGCTTCAACGCCTCATCACGAGGTCGATAGTCGTCAGGTCTCGCTCGAGATCTGACAAACTAGACGGTTATGGAGCCCTTCTCAAGTTCTTTCATACCCCTCTCATTGAGAGGGACAAAAGACACTTGAGTCGCGTTCCTTGGAGATACCACTCATGCTTTAAGAAGACGGCAGTGCCGACGCAAGTCAGCGCCAACGACGACTACGAGCATAGTGGCAGCCCGAGGTGGAAGACCGGATGAACAATCCGGAATCGTGACCCTCGTTGGTATCACGATAGGAGCCAAGTTAGGACTCAGATCGCCGGTTACTTCCCGGTAGTTTGGGAATTAACGTGAGGTCCAGTAATGGACTTCGCCAGGTTTGCGGCCACCTGGGGGTATTACCCCAGAAAGGCCGCTCATCTGTGAGAGCTGAGC